GTCTTGCAGTTTAAGGCTCATTTCTACCATTTTTTCAGCAGTCTGGTAGGCTAAAGCCCATTGATGTTTGAGCATGGCAGCCTCGTATTCGTTGCTTAATCTGCGTAAAACGATAAGTGGTAGTGCGTAATCAGTCATTTAAATAATCCTTTACATTGATTTTTCGTTCTGCAAATACTCGTTTTAAGTTGTCTATGGCTTTTTGTTCAATTTTGGCTATAGTCTGTTGTTTAAGAAAGAGCTTCTCCCCTACTTGGGATTGGCTCATTTCATAAATATCTTGCAGACCGCCTTTGCTAGGCTCTTGCATTATTGGAAAATCCTATATCTAGGATGACAAGTAACTTCTACTGGGACATCTGAAGTAACGCCATTGATTTTGCGTTTAGCGGTAATGACTACCGGTCTAGTGCCAGCCGACTCACATTCATTAATGCCAAGGATTACTTGGCTTCTGGTCATGTGATAAGCCGTTTTGTCAGTTTCTAGGCCCACATTAGGGGTTTCAAAAGAACTACAAGCTGTTAAGCCGATTGCTGCTAATAAGATTACTAATTTCATCACTTGCTCCTGTTGGGGTGGGGCTACTCGCTGCACTATTGCTACTCTGTTATACGCATACATGGCGGCTATATAACAACCTTACGCCTATGGTCTAGCATCCGCTTTTGCCCCATTGATTAAAATGGTACATCATCCTTAAATTCTTTTGATACTTGTTGCGTAGGAATTGCTTTATCTTCCGGTGGGTTTAGGTAAGCCAACAAACCACCATCTTTTAAGGCAAACAAGGGTAATGTCTCAAGTTTAAGCATTAATCCATGTTTGGTTTCCATTACGACACCAATAGATTGATAGCGTTTCTTGGTAGTGCCGTCTTTGTCTTGATACTCTGATACTGCTGCTTTTACAAAATGGGTGATAGCCATTATTGATTCTCCATAAGTTTGACTTCTGTTTCTACTTCATTTAAAAACTGTTTAATTTCTGCTTCCATGTAGAGGATGAACTCTGCATCTCGAGGGACATTGACCACTAAAAGCTGACTTCTTTCTGGCATTCTTGGGTCAAAAGATACAAAGTCGCACCATTTAGCCCCAGTTACTGCCATCTGAGCTTGCATTTGAATAAAGTATTTATTGGGTGGTTCGTTGGACTTTATGTAACTCCAATGAGTAGCGGAATTGGGGCATTTAATCTCAATAAGTCCACTATCACCAACAATTCCATCAGGAGAACAACCAAACCCAGCGATAGTAGGATGGTCAATAAATGCAACCTGGTCAACAAAATTACCTGTTTTAACCTCGTATGCACAACGAGCCAAACCCTCGTTTTGAACCCCCCATTCCATTGCAGCATTGGTATATGATTCCTCTATGGTCTTTGTAACTTGTTGCAGGGCAAGCTCAATCAGATAGTTTTGTCTACTAGCTGAAGGGCCTGTCTTTGTCTTTGCCAGGATGTCGGCTACTCTAGAAGCGGTTACTTTGCCTCTACGGAGTTCATGCCAAGCATCCGAACCTTGCTCAATAACCTGAATATTGTCCATACAACTCAATCCTTTTTTCTTTGTAAGCGTTTGATGCTTCAATTAAATTTTCAAAAGTTCCAATGGTAATTTGTTTTTTATTATGGGAAATCCTTGCAACAAATTTGTTTCCATTCTTTCTAATACCCATTGGTAAATTAGTTGTTTTAGTTCTATTTTTGTGATTCCAGTTATTTTGCATAACTGTTGCTTCTCTTAAATTAGCAATCCTATCATCTGTTTTTATGCCATTTATATGGTCTATACATGGTGATGGAAAACGACCATTTGCAATTAAAAATATAAGCCTAGAGCGTTTTTGTGCTTTTTTGTTTACTTTAATAACCCAATAAGTTCCGCTATCAAAACCAGCTTCTTTACCCATTAAATCAGGATGATTTTTAGGTGGATTTTTCCAATAAATTTTTCCAGTTTCAGGATATATATGAAACATATCCTTTAATTGTTCAATCATTTTTTAGCCTTTCTTGCTGCTATTTCTTTTTGTAGGATGTGCCAAAACATAGATTTGATAATCATGACAACTCTACCTTTTTCATATCTTTAGCGTTTGCAATCAACTGGACTGCGTTTTTGTCTTTTTTAAGGTCGTTGTAGGCTTCGGTGTATGCAGCTTTTAGGTTATCTAAAGTCTTGCATTCTGAGATAACTTGACACCACTCACTAGCAGCCTTGGATAAATCTACTGGTTCTTCGTCTGGGACATCCTCACCAGCATAAATATATAGACCAAGTCCATGTAAAGCGATTGCTTTGGCTAGGCAGCGTTGCATAGCTGTGTTTACATCCATAGCGTTAGGGTTGGATATAGCTTTGTTTTGATGGTTTAAAACAGGTAACTGGGATGTCATGGTCTTGCCAAATGCGGTAACTGAGCAAAACACCATCAAAGTATCACCAAATTGCATAGGAGATTGATACTCCCAAGTAGCCATAGGGTCTAGTTGTAATAGTTGGTCGGTTGCCCATGCCCAGGACAGGTAGGTAAATTTACCTTTTTTGTCTGTATGCTCGTTAACATTGATTTTGCGTATTTCGTTATATGTAGTCATCACTTATTCCTTAGTTGTTAAATTCATGTTCTACAGATGAAATGGCAAAGCCTTCCATGTAGTCATAGGCCATCATCATTACTTTACGACCAATCATCTCGTAATCGCCTGTATCAATCATGGCTTGTAGTGAATCAGCTCTTTCTTTATCTAGGTCACCCATAGCTTCTGCTACTGCTTGGGCTGTTCTGTGGTCGTACTCAGCACCAGGTTTCATTAGTTGAGAGACTTCGTAATCAAACTCATCTGAGTTGTCATGGTCATCTTCTGGCTCGTAATAGGCATCATGTCGGTTCATTCCCATGTTAGAAACCTCCTAACAAGCTGTAAGCAAACATAGCACCAAAAGCTATACCGGTTACTACTACTGCTGTCCATTCAATTATTGCTGTTTTCATCACTTCCTCCTTAAACTGGAAAATCATTATCTGCAAAAGACTTAAAAATATCAACCATTCTTAAAACATCATTGATATTCATTTGCTTACCTGTAGCTTCTTTGACTATGTTGCGAATGTCATCTACTTGAGATTGTGTAATTTCGTAGCGGTCAGGTGTTGTCCATACATAAGTTGCGTAACCCATTGCGTTGTTTTCTGATTTCATCACTTACTCCTTTTCTGTTGAACTAGACTTAACTATACATGAAATAAAAGATTAACAATAGTTTTTTTGATTTTTTTATCTAAGTGCTTTCCCTAGTATAAAATATTAGCTAACAATTCTAAAAGATGATATATTTCAACAAAAGGAGATGTAAATGAACCCAATGGACTTATTAAAGATTGAATTTGGCAGTTTAAAGGATTTGGCTGAAAAGCTAGATTTAAAGCCTGGAACTGTGTATCTATGGGGAATTCAGAAGATTCCGTTAAAGTATTTAGCCAAAATAGAGCAACTTACAGAGCTTCGATTAACTAGAGAAGATTTACGACCAGACCTATTTAAGAAGGGCTGAGATGCACTATTACCAACACAATATCGGTGATTACCGCAGAGATACATCGCATTTAAGCCTTGTAGAGCATGGTATTTATCGTCAGTTGATGGACAGCTATTACCTTGATGAACAGCCGTTATCTGCTGACCTTGCAAAACTTATGCGTTCGCATAGCGTTCGTAGTGCGGATGAACAACAGTCGCTAAAAAATGTATTGGCTGACTTCTTTGAGCTTACAGAAAATGGCTATATTCATAAGCGTTGTGATGAAGTTATTGCTGAATATTATGGCAAATCTGACAAGGCTAGGGCATCTGCAATGGCTCGCTGGAGTAAGAAGAATAAGGGTTCTAATGCGAACGCATTGCCAACGCAATCCGAAAGCAATGCGAATGGTATGCTAACCATTAACCATAAACCAATAACCAATATACATACACCTGAAGGTGTAATTGAGTCTGTATGGAATGATTATTTAAAAATTAGGAAGGCTGCTAAGAAACCTATTACTGATACAGCACTTAAAGGTTTGGTAAGGGAGGCTAACAAAGCTGGCAAGACTTTGAATGAAGCATTGGTAATTTGTTGTGAAAGAAGTTGGTTGGGATTTAAAGCCGAATGGCTCAATAGTGATGATAAACAAGTGCAGAAAGTGAGTTTTATATGATTGGTCAATTTGCAGTAAATGAAGATACAAGCGATGTAATCGTTGTGGTTGGCATGAACCCTAAGTGGTTTCATCCTAATTATCAAGACGGAATACCTTTAATTTATACCCAAAAGTCTCGACCTAAACCTAATGACCTGGCTATTCTTAAAGGTAAAAAGGTGCAGTTAATCCATGCAACAGGGACTGACGAGTTGTTTTCAAGATGGTATGCAGAGATTGTGAATACAATGCCAAGCCAACTTGTAGCAATGGACTCAACAGGAGAGATATTTTGCGGATAACTGAAGATATTGATTTTGATTTGTACAAGGAAACGGAAGTAATCCGTAACCGAGTTAGGGAAAAGTCAGAATTTGAAGATGAAATTAACCATTATTTTGCTACCAGAGCACATGGTATTGATGGTGACAAATTACCTTTTGACAAGACCGACCAGCTTATAGGTTTTAGAAAGGCTGAAGTCAGCATTTGGGCTGGTGAGAATGGTTCAGGCAAATCAATGCTGCTAGGTCAACTCAAATTAGGTTTACTTGCCCAAAACAGAAAAGTGCTTACTGCAAGTCTTGAAATGCAACCCTACAAGACACTTGCTCGTATGGCTAGGCAAGCAACTGGTAACCCAATGCCTTCTAAAAGCGATATAGAGGCGTTTTCAGGCTGGAAAATGGACATGGGATACCTGTATGACCATGTAGGTCGTTTAGAGCCTTGGCAAGCCGTTGCGTTGTGCCGGTATTCTGCCAAAGAATTAGGTATTGAGCACCTAATTATTGATTCCATGATGAAGTGTGTAAGAGGTGAAGATGACTACAACGGTCAAAAAGACTTTGTGGATGCTTTATGTGATGTAGCCAAAGAAACTAACTTGCATATCCACTTAGTTCATCACCTTAGAAAGTCTGGCGAAGGTGACAAGATTGCAGAGAAGAAAGACATCAAAGGGTCCGGAATCATTACTGACCTTGTAGACAATGTTTTCTTAGTTGCAAGGAATCGTAAGAAAGAGAAAGAAACAGAAGTAAACCTATTGCCAGATAACACCAAGCCTGACACCTACCTTGTATGTGCAAAACAACGAAATGGGGATTGGGAAGGCACTTTAGGGTTTTGGTATGACAAGAAAAGCCAGTTATTTACAGAAGAATATGGCATGGGCATTACTAACTTTTTGGAGAGGTAATGAACTATTTAAGCGTTTGTTCTGGCATTGAAGCTGCAACAGTAGCTTGGCATGATTTGGGCTGGAAACCAGTAGGTTTTAGTGAAATTGAGAAATTCCCTAGTGAAGTTCTTGCACATCATTACCCAGATGTCACTAACTTTGGTGACATGACTAAATATAAGGATTGGAATATCAATGGAACAGTTGGACTTTTGGTCGGAGGAACTCCCTGCCAATCATTTAGCGTTGCAGGCTTACGCAAAGGACTTGAAGACCCAAGAGGTAACCTTGCTCTCACCTATGTTGGAATTCTTGACAAATTTAGACCCAAGTGGTGCATTTGGGAAAATGTGCCAGGTGTCCTCAGTAGCAATGGAGGAAGGGATTTTGGTTCCTTCCTTGGGGCGTTGGTCGAACTCGGCTATGGGTTCAGCTACAGAGTGCTTGACGCTCAAAACTTCGGAGTCGCACAAAGACGCAGACGAGTGTTTGTTGTCGGACATCTTGGAGGCTGGGAAGCTGCCGCAGAAATATTATTTGAGTCCGAGAGCTTGTCAGGGAATATTAAACAGAGCAAAAAAAAGAAACAAGAAACTTCCGCATTTACTGCAAGCAGCTTTGGAGCATACAGCAAAGGAGTTGGAACAATTAGAGCAAGCGGAGGAAATTTAGGAGGAGGTTCTAAAACTTTATATGTGCCAGATGTGGCAAATTGTTTACAAACTACTTGCCATGAATATAGCAGAGCAGATGGATTTAATATGATTGCTATTCAAGGAAATTTAATTGGTAGGGATAAAGGCGGCCCAAATGGAATTGGTGTATCAGAAAGCAATACTATGTATACACTAACTAAAACTGATGTCCATGCAGTATTTTGCGACACTTACAACGGAACTATTCAGGGCGATGTTGCCGCAACAATGACGGCTGATATGGCAGGCCCTACTCACAGCGGCCCTAAAGTTATGGTTTCAATTGGGTCATCGGAAATTAGTGGAACATTAAGAGCTAACCCTGGTAGCGGTTGGAGAAGCAACGGAACTCCAGTAGAAGCAGTAGCTATTCAAAACATGGCAGTTCGCAGACTTACAGAAGTTGAATGTGAACGATTGCAAGGTTTTCCAGATAACTACACAAATATTAAAAAAAACTGCCCTAGCGGTGCAAGATACAAAGCATTAGGTAATTCTATGGCTGTACCGGTAATGAAATGGATAGGAGAAAGGATTAATCAATATGAAAGAGAACATGGAAAACATTGACCCAAACGCAGCAGTAGACTTTTTACTTAAAAACGCAGGATTGTTTGCTAAAGCTAAAGCACAAAGAATCTACCTTGAGGAGTTTAGAAAGTCTAAAAAGGCTTTACTTATGCAAGAGGCATTTATGGATGGTGTAGAAACTATGGCAGCTCAAGAAAGAGATGCCTATGCTAGGACTGAATACCAAGATTTGTTAAAAGGTTTGCAAGAGGCAGTAGAAATTGAAGAAAAGCTCAAGTTTCAACTTATTGGTGCTCAATTAAGAGTTGATATTTGGAGAACTAACCAGGCTAATAACCGCTTTATTGAAAAGGCTACCCAATGAACAATGAACCAGTAGCGTATGGAATGTTTATAGATGGTGATTTTTATGATGCTATTCATGCTGACGAACATAAGCGTGTTGAAGGTAAATACAATATTCCACTCTATACCCATCCAGTAAAAGATAAGCCACATCCTAAATGCGATGAAGCGTGTATGTATTTATGTCAGATGCGTGAACTAACAGATGAGGAAATACTTGCAATAGGTAATGCA